CGCAGGCAAAGCTGATGGTCAGTGGCCAGTTTCGAGCCGCGCCAGTCTGTTACCCAACTGCGCGGCCGGTAGGCGGCCAGGCGGGGCGGCGACAGGGGTCCTCGGGCCGCGATGCCTGCTTCACTTTGGGTAATACACCGTCTGCCCTGCTCACACCAACTTTGCCAGTGCGCCAGATGTGCGCCAGGGCGAACGGTGAGTTACCGTCCGCCCTGGTCAGAGCCGTTGTATGTCTAGATGTCGTAGAAGTGTGCAGGGCGGCCGGCTGACCTGCGGGGATGCGCGAATCCGCATGCTGACCAGCGCAAACGGCGTCGGTGCTGGGCGGGATGCGTCGGTGCGCGGCGGGGTGGGCTGTAGCCCCGATGTAGCCCAGGCTACTCGGGCGGCGCATCCTCGGCCGCCCGGCGGCGCTCCAGCCACTCCACCACGTCGCGCCAGCGGTAGCGGGCATGGCCGCCCGCCCACAGCACCGGCGGGCCCGCGCCCTCGTTGCGCCACCGGCGAACCGTGCGCTCGTTGACCTTGAGCGCCTCGGCCAGCTCGGCGGTCGTCAACAGGTCGTCAGGCTCGGGCATCGTAGCCTGAGTTTGCCGGGTATCGCCGCTGGTAGCCATGCAGGTTCGCGCCGTTTCGCCTGCTCAGCGGCGCAATGCGACACAACAGCCGCCAATAGCCTAGAATCGCCGGACGGGACGGCGCCGGCGGCCCGCCCGGTCTCGGACCGCGGGCGCCGGCTGCCCCCGCAGGGAAGGAGCGGCCGTGCGGCGATGGTGGCGGCGCAGGAAGGTCGAGCAGCGCGCCCGGCTCGCCGACGACGCGCGCCGCACGGTCGGCCTGATGGCCACGATGCTGGCCGACGCCGAGCGGGCCCGCGCCGAGGTGCCGGAAGGCGTGGCGGCGTGCCTGACCGTCTGGCGGTCCTGGGCCGACCGGCTCGCCGAGTGGTCAGGTCGCGGAGACGGTCAGTCGAACACGTAGATGGCCGGCCCGCGGTCGCCGGCCAGCACGGCGGCCCGGTCATGGGCCATGACGGCGGCCACGGCGGCGTCGATCCGGCGCTTGGAGTCCTTGTGCTCCTTGGCCAGCCGGGCGCCGCGGCTGTCCTGCTTGAGCACGGCGTTGGCGACGTGGCGGGCCAGCGCGCTACTGCCGTCGTGGGAGAGGAGCCGGTCGACGACGGCCGCGTAGAACCGGGCGGTGGCCGGGCCCATGCGGGCCGGTGACTGCGGGTACTCGCCGACCGGGATGCCGTCGGCGTTGAGTAGCTCGAGCGAGCGTTGCCAGCGGTAGGGGTCGGCGGCGACCTCAAGGACCCGCCAGCGGCGGCAGGCGGCCCGGATGGCGTCCTCGACCTCGACCACGGGCACGCGCCAGCCCCTACTGCCCTCGGGCGCCTCCCACAGCTCGACCAGGTGGACATGGGGCCGCTCGGCGACGGTGACGGCGACCAGGGCGGTGCAGTCGCCGGAGAACGACCCGTCGAAGCCAAGCACCACGTCGGCGCTGTCCGGTACTGCCCGGGTCGCATCGGCGCAGGCGGCCCAGGCGCCGTCTGGCAGCCAGGCGCCGTCCAGGGCCACCCACTGGCCGAGCCGGTAGCGGCGGAAGGCGTTCTCGCGCATCTTCGGCGGCAGGGTGGCGCGGAGCGCGTCGCGGTGCAGGAAGTCGTCAAGGGCCGGGTTTGCAGTCGCCCATGCCTGCTCGTCGTCGACCGCGCAGCCGGCCGGGGCGGCGAACTCGCGGAAGTAGAAGCTCGGGTCGTCGCCGGCGCGGCCGTGGTCGACCAGGCGCCGCATGACGCCGTCGTCGCCGAGCCGGGGCGGGGTCGAGATGGCCAGCAGGAGGGAGTGCTCGCGCTTGCCGGCCCGGGCGGCCATCGCCTCGAAGGTGTCGTCGGTGACCACGTGCAGCTCGTCCACGATCGCCAGGCTCGGGTCCCAGCCTTGTAAGGCGCCCGGGTCGGCCGGCAGCGCGAACAGGGTCGAGTCGGTGTGCGGCTCCAGCAGGTGGTCCTTGAAGATCTGGACGCGGGCGTACAGCGCCGGGTCGAGCTCGACCATCCGCCGGGCGGTGTTCTGGATGATCCGCGCTTGTCTTTCGTCGGAGGCGACACAGATGACCTGGGCGCCCTCGACCCGGTCGGCCAGCAGCCCGTACAGCCCCAGGGCTGCGGCCAGGGTGCTCTTGCCGTTGCCGGCCGGGATGGAGACGAGCCCCTGGCGGGGCCTGGGCTCGTCCAGCAGCCCATGCACGATGGCGCGCTGCCAGGGACGCAGCCGCAGCCGGCGGCGGGCCCCGGTGCCCTTGGGGACGGTGATGTACCGCTCGATGAAGGCGATGGCGCGCGACCCGCCGCGCTTGGGCAGCCGCCGAAGGTCCAGCGGCGGGGCGGTGACGGTGCCCTTGGGGCCGGCCTTCATGCCAGGGCCGGCCCGTCGCCGGTGTGAGTCGGAAACTTCGAGGGGCGCGGGGTCGTTGGCGGTCGCCCATGGGGGGAACCGGCCAGCTCGGCGACAGCGCGGCGGACGAGGTTGGCCGAGCGGGCGCTGTTGCACGGCACGCACCGGACGACCAGGGCGCCGGCCGGGTCGCCGCCGGCCCCGACCTCGGCCACGTGGTCGGCGCTCAGGTTGGCGGCCGGGTGGGCGCCGCGGCCCAGCTCGGGTACGCCGGGGCACCAGTCGCCCACGGTGGCGCGGTGGTCGGCGACGGCCCGGGCCCGGCGGCGGCGCTCGGCGGCGTCGTTGTGCAGATCCGGCCGAGCCTGCGCCTTGCGCTTGTCCACCTGGCCCTGGCAGCGCGGGCAGCGGGTGGCCCAGCGGCCCAGCTTGCCGCAGCCGAGGCAGGGGCGGCGCAGGGTCACCGCGGCTTGCGGCGCTGGCGGTCGCGTAGCCGCTTGGCGCAAGGCGGGCAGCGGTCGCCGTAGAGGATGGGCCGGCGGCAGCCGACACAGCCGTGGGTCGGACGCGGCGGGCCGGTGGTGTGCCATCCGAAGTGGCCGCGCTTGCTCACGGGCTACCGCAACCGCCGGGCAAGGGCGGCCAGCGGACGGGCGCCCGCTGGGACGTGGGCGCCCCGGACGCCGACGACCTCGGCGCCGGCGTAGGCGGGCACCCGGACGACGGCGACGTGGTCGAGCTGGGCCCGGGTGCGGGTGACGCGGCGGCGGTCGGCCGACCAGCGCGACCCGCCCGGGACCTCCAGGAAGCCGACCGACAGCCCCAGCGGGACGCCGTCGCGGGCCAGCGCCAGGACCTCGTCGCCGAGCGCCGTCTCCGAGACGTGCCAGGCGCCCCAGGCGGCGTCGGCGCGCTCTTCCAGCTCGACGGTGCGGCCGATTGGGAGCGTCTCGGCATCGCGTGGGTGGCGGGCGGTCAAGGGCACGCGGGCGGGGTCGACGTCGGCCAGGGCGCCGCGGGCGAACATCTCGACCACGAGCCGGCCACGGTCGAGCACCTGGGCCTCGGTCGCCCAGGGAAGGAGGCGGCCGGTCAGGGTGCGGCCGTCGCCGCCGTCGCGGACAGCCAGGGCGGTGGTAAAGGAGCGTTCCAGGATGGTCATGCGACGGCTCCCGGTGCGGGTGGCGGCTGGTCGTCGATGCCGGGCACGGGTGGGCGGTCCTCCAGCTCCCGGACCTCCGAGCGCAGCAGCCAGCCGGCCCGGATACCGGACTCGTGGGCGGCGTAGCGGTCGGCCAGGGTCGCGCGGACGAACCCTCCCGCGTTGAACTTGGCGCGCTGGGAGCGCGGCAGCAGCGTCGAGACGGCGCGCTCCAGGCGGTGCAGCCACGGGCGCAGCCCGAAGGTGAGGAAGTCGATGGCGCGCTGCTCGGGTGAGCTGTAGTCCTCATGGCCGCCCAGCTCGACGCCGGCCATCATGCCGGCCGGGACGCCGTAGATGCCACAGATGGCGGCGGCGTTGAGCTTCTGCGTCTCGATGAACTGGGCCTCGTCGGGCGCGATGGTGATGTTGCGGTACTTGGCGGCGCCGAGCACGGCCGGCTTGTGGCGGCCCTGGTGGCGCAGCATCCACATCTCCACCAGGTCGAGCGCCTGGTCACGGGTGAGCCGCTCCTCGGACTCGATGACGCCGGAGGGGACGGCGCCCTCCCCGAAGAACTGCGCGCCGAACTGCTGGGCGGCCAAGCCCAAGCCGATGCTCTCCCGGGCGTAGGCGACGGGTGACATGCCGAGGATGGACCCGGCGACCGGGTACGCCTTGACGTGCCACAGCTCGGCGCGGTCGACCTCGGCGCCGTCGACGCGGATGACCGGCGGCGCGTCGCGGTCCTCCTGCACGCTCACCCGGTCGGGGTCGAGCAGGTCGACCTGGGCCGGCAGCAGCCCAGCACCCGAGCGGTCGGAGATGATGCCCCAGCAGTTGCCGCGCAGCAGCAGGCAGCTCATCGTCGCCCACAGCCAGTCGGCCAGCTCAGGGTGGTCGGCGCTCGGGCGCTGGAGCAGCCGCGGCAGCGGCAGCGGGTCGCGCTCGTCATCGCGGAACACCTGGAGCGGCAGCGTCGAGACCGAGTCGGCCAGCAACCGCACGCA